AGTAACCTACAAAACCGCCTGGCGTATGGCAAAGCAGATTAGAAAACTGTTCAGGGATAGTGGCGACCCAATGGGCGGGATTGTTGAAGTTGATGAAACCTACATTGGTGGTCAAAAGAAGGGCAAGCGTGGTCGTGGAGCTGAGAGTAAAACACCAGTATTTGGTATTGTGGAACGCCAGGGAGGTGCAAAAGCCCAGGTAGTTGAGAACATCAAGATAAAAACCATCCAGCCGATTATCAATAGCTCAGTGGTTCGTGGTGCGACTGTTATGAGTGACGAGTTCAACATTTACAATCGGGTCAAAGACAACGGATACACTCATCAGACAGTCCAGCACGGGCTTGGTCAGTATGTAGACGGGATTATCCACTCAAACAGTATTGAAGGTTTTTGGAGCCAGCTCAAACGCTCACTCAACGGCACTCATCATGCTGTTTCTCCGAAGCATTTACAGTCGTATGTGGATGAGTTTGTGTATCGTTATAATCATCGGGACGAGGCTGTTTTCCCGCTTCTGGCTTTAGAGGCTGCGAAGCCCGTTTTAGCAACTCGTGGAAGGAACTTTTAGTAACCATGAAACCAGTATATCACAATCAACTACCTGCTATGGAGGGATACTTACCAAAAAATATACATGACAAAAGGCTTACCGGCTTCAGGTAAAAGCACTTGGGCGCGTGAGATGCAATCAAAAGATCCGAACATTGTCAGGGTCAATAAAGATGATTTGCGCGCGATGCTGCATAACGGCAAGTGGTCAAAGTTTAATGAGAAGCAGGTGTTGGCAGTCAGAGATCAGATCATTGTCAATGCTCTGGTAGATGGTAGGAATGTGATAGTTGATGATACTAACTTAGCTGAAAAGCATTTTGAAACGCTAAAAGAGATCGCAAAAAAGCACACTGCTCAGGTAGAGGTAGTTGATTTTACTAGCGTGAGCGTTGATGAATGTGTGGCGCGCGATGCAAAGCGTGCTAATTCAGTGGGTGAAAAAGTGATCAGGGATATGAGCGTGCGTTTTCTTGGTGGCAAGAAGGCAGTATCTCAACCGCTTAATCCGGTTGTTTTTGATGATAGCTTACCCTATTGTGTGATATTTGATCTTGACGGCACTCTAGCTTGTATTGGTGATCGATCACCCTACGACAGCAAGGCGTGCGCCGGCGATCTGCCGAATGAATCGATTATCAGGCTTTTCAAAACCATTGCATCTTCAGTCATGTACTCTACTGAGATGATCATTTTCTCTGGTAGAAAAGATAATGCCGAAATTGAAACTAGGGATTGGTTAGAGAATCAAGAGATCATTGCATATCAATTACACATGAGAAGGGTTGATGATGATCGTAAGGATTCAATAGTCAAGCAAGAGATGTTTGATGCGTATGTGAGGGGTAAGTATAATGTGCTTTTTGTTGTTGATGATCGTGATCAGGTAGTCAAGATGTGGCGCGATCAAGGTATCACTTGTTTACAAGTCAATTATGGGGATTTTTGATATGCACACTAAAATACTTTACTTCGATGTAGAAACTACCGGGCTTTTTCCTCATGCTGATTATGTCACTCAGCTATCAGGGTTGATTGAAATTGATGGTGAGGTGGTTGATGAATTTAATTACTTTTTAAGACCACCTGCAGGTATCAAGGTGAGCCGTGAGGCACTAGAGATCACCGGTAAAACAATTGAGGATTTGCGCGCCTACCCTGAAGATCTTGAAGGCTACCGGGCGTTTCAGAAGAAGCTTGAGCAGTATGTAGATCCAAGAGATCGATTTGATAAATTCACGCCGGCAGCTTACAACGGTCAATTTGATTTGGAGTTTATGAATCAAATGTTTAAAAGACGGCTCAACAGTCCGTATTGGGGAAGCTATCAAAATTGGCAGCTCATTGATCCATTGCCGATATTGCGTACGCTCTCATTCTTGAATCAACTGAATTTATCATCACATAATCTTGTAACGGTGTGCAGGCATTTTGGTATCCCACTTGAGGCGCATGATGCTTTATCCGATATTCGGGCAACTAGGGAGCTTGTACAACTGCTCAAAAACGGCTTGAAATTTGATCACCGGGTAGTAAGTACCCCTACAAACGACTTTTACAAGACGATACTACATCAAAACCTTGAGTATTGGTTTTGGGGTATTGGATTGGGTGAATCAAAAACGAACGGCGAAAATGGCGAATCGTTTTCAGTTGTCAGCAGTAGTGACGAATTATTAATTAAAAAAGAAGGGATAAAATCAGTATGAATAAAGCAACCAAGAAACTAACACCGGAGCAGCAGAAGGCTATTCAAGACGGCGTATCAGAGCTAGAGCGTGCAGTGAGTGCCGAAGCCGGCAATCAGGCGATAAAACCGGTTACAGCGAGGCAAGCACCTAAATTAATGTGGGCTTGTACACCAGAATTTAAGTTGAAAGCCAATAACCCGATGATTGATCTTCAGCTAACCCCTGAGCAAACAAAGGGTGGTGTGATTAGAATCGTGCGCGTTGGCAGCAACAAGATCAAGATCTGCTCAATGGTGAGCCGTGAAGATCTTGCTGATGGTGTAGCTGAAGCAAAAGAGCAAGCAAAACGCGAGAAGAAAACTAAAAAAGATGTACACACCAAGAATACCTAACTTTAATGATCCATTCGATCGAGAGTGGATGCTGCTAGTTGCTGCTTACTTTTTGTTTTTGACGGTGATTAGCATTTTTTATGTTATTGTCAATCCCTTGTTAGATTGATTTCTGCTATACTTTTGCTAATATGCCTAAGAAAAAAGGGACGGGCAAGGCTCAAACCCCTGAGAAGGCAAAGCGCATAATCAAGATTAAGCGTAGATCTTCTGCAGTTACGAAGCCTGCCACGCCTAAAAAAACTAATCCCAAAGTTTATCCAAAGATGAAAGCACCTAAGGGCGGTGTATTTTCTTTTGTTGATTTAGAGGGTACAGAACACACTCTCACTCAGCTTGAGTATAAATTTGCTGATTTGTGTGTTGGTTTAGACAAAACGCCGTTTCAGTGTGTGATTGAAGCCGGCTACAATGTTTACGATGATGAAGGAAAAATTAATAAAGGCTTAACTTGGTCGATGGCTTCAGAGAACCTAAGCAAGCCTAAGATTCGTGCTTATATCAACAAACAATTATCATCAATCAAGTTGACTAAAGAAGTGGTGATGCTTGAGCTTGCGCAGTTGTTGGTGCAGAAGATTGATAACAAGTCAAAAACTAAAGCAATGGATATGTATTTTAAACTCACCGGCGAGTACGCACCAGAGAAGCATGAGCATAAAATGGATCAGGAGATCAAAGAGGCACTTGATAAAGTTGCTTCACTGGTCAAGTAACTATGGCAAAAGTCAGACTATCGACCATCAAAACACTAGAGTTTTACAACTTCAAAGATGATAATGATCAGCCGATTGTATGGACACCCGGACAGCTTGAGATCATTGATGCAATTCTTCACCGAAAATCGATCGATGGTAAAAACCGTGTGCAGATTATTGCTCTCACTCAGTATGGTAAGTCACTGGCGGTTGCTGCAGGTATCTTGTGCCGAATAGTACCAAGAGCTGAAAAGTGGGCAATTGTAGCCGGCACATCTGAAAAAGCGCAAATTATTATGGATTATGTGATCATGTTTGCTACCAACAGCAGCTTGATCAGAACGCAATTGAGGGTCAGTGAGCCGATTGATCGATTGCGAATGAGCCGAAGCAGAGAGCGCATCATGTTTTCAAAGAAGGGTGAAGTGCGTGTGTTTTCAGCCGATGCAAGCAAAGTGAATAAGGTTAGCAAGGCTCTGATGGGTTTTGGTAGTCCTAATGTTGTTGAAGATGAATCGGCACTGATTAATGACAAGCTACAGGCTACAGTCACGCGTATGCTTGGTGCTAATCCGCACGATAACTTCATGGTGAAAATTGGCAACCCATTCGAGCGCAATCACTTCTTGCGTACTTGGCGTAATAAACGCTATGCAAGAATCTTTATTGATTACAAGCGCGCGATTAGAGAGGGTCGCATGACAGTTGAATTTATTGAAGAACAGCGTGAAGAAGATCCGCTAATGTTTTCAATCAACTATGAGTGCAAATTCCCACCGGCAAGCGCGGTTGATCCTTCTGGTTGGATGTACTTATTCACTGATGAAGATATTGAAACGGCGATTAATCGCAAGCTAATACCAAAAGGTGAGCGCAAGCTTGGTATTGATGTAGCCAGAGGTGGTCGAGATAGTAATGTGATTGTGTACCGGCAGGATAACTACGCTAGAGTGTACAAAAAGTTTCAACTGCAGACTAGAAAAAAGGGTGGCAAAGATACGCTCATTATGGTGGCTGATGAAATAGTGAACGCCATGAAAAATCTGCACATCAGGCAAGAGAATGTTTTTATTGATGATGGTGGTGTGGGTGGTGGTGTGACTGATTATCTTGATACTGTACTTGGTATTCAAATAAACCCGGTCAATTTTGGTGAATCACCTTCAGAAAAAAACAAGGCAAAGCACGCCAACTTGAGAGCAGAGATTTATGCTAGTGATGTTGGGGTGCATAATTGGCTAAAGCATGGTGCAAAGCTTGAAGATAACCCTGAGTGGTATGAGGCTACCAACATTCGGTATAGGCACAACTACAAAGGTCAGGTTATTATAGAGAGCAAAGATGATATGCGCCGGCGCGGTTTGAATAGTCCTGATGTGCTTGATGCACTGGCAACTACTTTTGCAGAAACGAGCCGAAAAGTATATCATGGTGTTACCAACGATAAAATAGTATCTGGTGGCGTTAGATATTAAACTGAGGTAATAAAAATATGATCCCAGACAAAAATACAATCCGCTTAATGGTAGACAAGGAAAAAGTATCTGCTTATGAGTGGCAGAAGCGTAGGCATCCTGATTGGACGGAAAACTACACCTTGTACCGCGATAAAGTGATTGTGAATAGACTTACCCAGAGGCAGTCGATTAATGTGCCACTGATGAAGCAAACGGTAAAAACTATTCTTGCTAAAACCGATGATCTACCAGAGATCATGTTTGAAAACCTTGATAATGATAAGCAGGCTGAACTTTACCTCAATGAGCGTTGGGCTGAAGATGCGCGCCGAAATAAAATTATCATCAAAGATGTGGTTGATAAAAAGCAGGTATTCTTGGGTGGTAGATCATTTAAGAAGCTGAATATCCGGGCAGGTAAGTTTGTTTTTAGTGTTGAAGATAACTACGATTTATTGGTTGATCGTTTTGGTGATCCAACTGATCTTGATTCTCACCGGTATGTATGTCACCAACACATCTTCAGAAGGTTGGCTGATCTGGCTCTCAATCCTTTTTATGATCAATCTGAGATCGATGCAATGAAGGCATGGTTTGCAAGTCCACAAGGGTTACAAAAATCATCTGAAAATGAAGAAGCACTACGCGAGAAGAATGAGCGTATGCGCCAGATGGGGGTCATTGATATTGATAATCCTCAAATTGGTGAAACGGTTGCAGAGATCAATGAGCATTTTATCCGGCTCTATGATACTGAAACTGAAATTGATCAGTTTTACTTGGTAGTTACCGGTCTTACGAATCAGCACAATGTGTTGATGGTCAAGCCTCTTGAAGATGTGATTGATCCTAACCGCCGATGCAAAGACCACTTCTGGCGCGATCATTTGCCTCTGAATACTTGGGCTGATGATATTGAGCGTATTGATTTTTGGTCAGATGGTATTGCAGATATTGTGCGTACACCAAACAAGGTACTTAACTCATGGATTGCTCAGCTTGTTGAGAATCGTACCCTACGCAACTTTAACCCTCACTTTTACGATGCAACCAACAAAGACTTTTCACCTCAGACTTTTGAAGCTATTGCATGGGGCTTTTATCCAGTACCCGGCGATCCTAACAAAATTATCAAGCGTATCGAAATTGCTGATCTCTCTGAATCACTTGATGAGATCAACTTCCTTTTCCAATTGGTTGAGCGCGCTACTGCAGCTACAGCCGTACAGCAGGGCGCAACTGAGAATAGGCAGGTAACACTTGGTGAAATTCAATTGGCATTTGCTAATGCTCAACAGCGTATCAGCTCAATCTCTAAGTTTTATATTGAAGGTTGGCAAGATTTTGGCTTGAGATACTACAAGATGCTTGAGGCTGCCGGCACTGATATGCTTGATCCAATGACACTCTACAAGAAGTCATACAAGGGTAATGTATTCAAGAAAACGATCACCACTGATGATCACAGATCTAAAGAAGGCTACCGATGCAAGGTGGTATCAAAGGCTGATCGAGAAGAAGAACGCATTGCGCAGCTTCAATCACTCAATGCAGCCAAACAAGCGATTCCAGAAAACCCACCACTAGAGAAGATCTTTAAGAAAAAGATTCTTGATCTGGCTGATCTTACCCCTGATGAAGAAAAAGAAGTCATGGATTATGAAGAACAGAAGCTGAAGGCGATTGAAGAACAAGCCAATGTGAGTGCTGAAGATATGGCTGCCGGCGCAACTACGCTTGAGGGTAGACCAATGCTAGCTGAATCAGGCAAGCCAGTTGGTGCAAACACTCAGCGATTGATGCAGCTCATGGCAGGTGGCAATTAGGGTGGTAATCAACCGGCACAATTAGTAAACTAAATAAGGAGTAACACTTATGCAAATACTTGAAGAAGCACTAAAAAGACTAGGGGTAGATTCTTACTCAGATCTGAATGATCTTGAAAAGCAGGAGTATGAACGGTGGCTCTCTGCAATGTCTAGCTCAGAGATCACACCTGAGAACATCAAGCATTATATTGCTCAGATGAAAAATGCGGTATTGATGCAGCTTGCCGATGAACCTGAGATGATTCATAGTAAGATATTGCCATTTTTAAAATATCCGAATCCGGTCAATGTTACGCTCAAGGCAAGGTTGAAAAACTATATTTTGCTTGAGGCGTTTCTAGGTAGACCAGAGCAGGCAAAAGCTGCATTGCAGCAGCATTTGCAACAAGTCAAGCCAATAGTGTAGTATTAATTATTAAGCAAAGGAGTAACGCTATGCAAAAAGCACCATTTTTACAAAGATTAGAAGATCTATTACTTTTATCACCTAGTGCATGGACGGCTGATAACTTCGTTTTTTTCAGAGCGAGAGTGTCTTACTTGAGCAGAGAGCAGGTTGATCGTATCAATCGAGAGATCGAGATGCGCAATGAAGCTGCCGGTAAAAAGGGTGAGAAGATTGCTTTAATCGATGTTGAAGCTGCTAAGAAGGCGCGATTGGCTATGAGGCAAGCACTGGTTGCTGCAGAGCCACTTACTGAAGAAGAAGTGGTTATGCCTGAACCAGAAGAAGTCGAAGTTGATGATACCCCAAGTGATGATGATGACAACATGGTATCTGATTCTGGCGATCTTGAGGTTGTTGATGATGAAGGTGAAGATTCCGAATCCGGCGAAGGTGATGAAGGCGATGCTGAATCAGATGATGATGAAGCCGGCGATGAAGAAGAAGTTGATATTGATTCAATGAATATGGATCAGCTCAAGCAAGTTGCTACTGAGCTAGGTATCAAGGGTGTACACTTCTTCAAGAGTGAAGCTGCGCTACGCGAAAAGATTTTGGCTACTTATGAAACTAGCAATGAGGCTAAGGCTTCAGAAGGTGATCAAGAGTAGGCAAAATAATTATTAACAACCAAACCCTATCGAAAGGACGGTTACAACTATGGCACTATTTTCAGACAACGACCGAGAAAAAGTAATTGATGATGAAATCGATGTTGATGATGTCGATAAATTAGACGATGATCAGGATCAGGACGGCGATCACGATGATGATCAAGATCACCGCGATGATGATGCAGGCAAAGATAAAAAGCTTGATGCTAAAAAAGAAGATCCCAAACCAGAAGATCAGCCTGATTATTGGAAAAAGAAATTTCAAGAATCCAGTAGAGAGAATCAGCTAGAGCGTGAACGCCGTGAGGCTGCAGAGCGCAAGGCTGAAGAATTGGCTAAGCCAAAAGAGATCACTGATGATCTGATGAAGCAGAAGTACCCTGATTGGGATGGTTACGATGAAGCGGTAAAAGCAGCTCTCAAGGGTCAAGTGCGTGTTGAACAAGAGCTTACTGCCTTGAAGCAGAGCCAGAGTGAATACCACAATGAGCGAAAATGGCAGGGTCAAGTAGATAGTTTCTTGGATGAAAACGCCGAAACTGAACGCTATGCGATCAAAGATCGAGAAGCATTTAAAAAATTCTGCAATAAGCCAGAGCGCAAAGGTATGAATATCGATGTGCTTGCTCAAGCTTTTCTTTATGAGGTAGGTACTAGCGCGCCGGCAGATGATGATAAGTCCAAAGGTAAACGCCGTACTTCGATGCTTGAAGATGGTAGCGGTGCAGGTGCTTCAGGTAAACACACCACCGATAAAAAGAAGTACACGGCTGATGATGCTAAAAAGCTTCGTGAGAATAACCCAAGAGAGTATGAGCGTTTAGTCAGATCTGGTGAATTGAAGTTGGATGTTTAAAATCCGGCTCAGTTTAATCACCATTTGACAAAAGCAAATAAAGTGATCTATCATATAAGGTGACTGCCTAACTCCTAATGCGTAGCATAATCGGAACGGCTTAGATTATAAGTAATAATAATTGCTTACTAAGCATTATAAAAAAAAGGAGAACCGATTATGGCAGACTACGCCACAACTCTATCAGAAGGTTTTGCACAGAAGATTGTTCGAATTTATTTCGAAAAATCCGTTGCAGACGAAATTGCTAACCACGACTACGAAGGTGAGATCAAAGATCAACAGTCCAAAGTCAACATTTTGACTTTCGGTGCGCTTGAGTTGAAAAACTACACAGGTGCTAACTTGACTGCTGATGATCCACAAGAGAGCGTGGGTGTTTTGGAAACAACCCAAAAGAAAGCTTACTACTTCAAGATCAAATCCCTCTCAAGATTCCAGTCTTGGATCAAAAATCCAGAAGGTACTCTTATCGATACGCTTGCTAAGAAAACCAAGCAAGTCATTGATGCGTATGTGCTTAGTCACTACGGCGATGTTGCTGCAGGCAATCGCGTTGGTACTGATTACACCACTGGTACAGTTACCATTGATGCAGTCACTGGTGCGGTCACTGGTAGTGGCACAACCTTCACGGCTGCTATGGTTGGTCGCGGATTCTGGGCTGATGGGCTTGAAGATTCCGAAGGACACCGCGTATGGTACAGGGTCAAATCCTATGCCTCTGCTACTTCGATCGTGATTGAAGATGACAAAGACGATGAAGCATCTGCCTACACTGGTGGAGCTATCGGCGCAGGTGCATCCTACATCATTGAGGCTGCTACCAAGCTGCAAGTTTCCAAGACCACGATCTATCAAAAGATCACTGATCTTGCTGAAAAACTTGATACTGCTGAAGTGCCAGATGATGATCGATGGTTGGTCGTACCACCTAAGATTTACACCCTCTTGCGTAATGCCGGCGAGCTGCAACCTGCAGTTTCAGAGGCTTACCAGAGCTTAGTCAAAAAAGGCTATGTTGGTGATGTCGCAGGCTTCATGGTATTCAAATCAAATCGCGTAGTTGGCAACAACACCGATGGATTCAGAGTACTAGCCGGTCACAAGTCTTGGATCACCTTAGCTATGGGCTTCGTAGAAACTGGCATTGAAGATCTGCACGGCAACTTCGGTAAAGCCTACAAGGGCTTGACTGTATACGGCGCAAAAGTCGTAGACGAACGCCGAAAAGCAGGCGCAGAACTATTCTGCTATGTCTAAGGCAATTTAATAGAAAATCCTCTTGGGTGTGGTAGATAACCTCTGCTACACCCAAGATACAATGAAGGGGCAAAACTATGAGTAGAACACGATCAATCAAATTCCCAAACACAGGATATGAACTAGAAGATCTTTTTGATAAGTTACAGCGCGGTATTATGAATCAGTCGCTTAATGGCGGTGGTATTGCCATGATTGCCGATGATAAAACTGATCTTGAAAATGCTAGTGCTGCCATTGTTTATATGGTTGATGGCGTGCTTTACACTCTCGATGCAGATGAAAATTTTGCACTTGTTGGTACGGTTACTGCAGACGCATTTAATGTGTATGTTTTAACAGCCGATGATGAGGGTGATACTCATGGTCGTATGGGTACAGAAGGTGCTACGCTAGCTGATGTAGTCTTACCTGATGTGCCAGAAGGCGAAGTTGCAGTTGGATTGGTGATAGTCAATCCTACCGGTACAGGTAACTTCGTGGGTGGTACAACTGAGCTTGATGATGCAACCGTTGTGCCAAACGCCGTAGTGGTTGATATTGTAGGTACATTCTTACCTCAACTACGCGTGCTTTAATTAAAATCGGTAAAGGAAAAAAATTATGGCTGCAACAGTACATATTTGTGAATCTAACGGCGCAGGTGAAACCGTTGAACACAACATCACCAACACCAACA